TCCGGGTTCGGCCACCGCGCAAGGGCGAATGGTATGTCAGCGGGGCGATCCCCATGGCCTACCGAGCGCCGAATGATCTGACCGGCAGGTTCCTCGTGGTCGAGCCGACCCACCGGGCCAAGCTGGTAACGAAACACGAGCGCGGTGCGCCGATGGCAACAGCGAGGCGGCGATGACCAGTAACAGCACAGAGACCCGCCAGATCGACGGATACGTGCGCAAGTGGTCCGAGATGGGCAAGACCCGGATCGAGGTCGTCTGCCCCTTCTGCAAGGGCCACCTGATCGCCTACGTTTGGAGCCTCAACGGCTCTGGGAAGAAATGCTCCTGCGGTGCCAAGATGGACGGCTCCGGGACCTTTACCAAGGACATGACCAAGTGAAAGAGACATTCATCCAGAAGAACTTTCGCCCTCAGAGCCTCGCCACCATTGCGCAGGCCAACGAGATCATCGCCGACTATCAGGCGCAGGGCTTCACGCTGACTCTCCGTCAGCTTTACTATCAGTTCGTTTCCAAGGACCTGATCCCGAACAGCGACCGGGAGTACAAGAAGCTGGGCAACGTCATCACCGACGCGCGTCTGGCCGGGATGGTCGATTGGAACTCCATCGAAGACCGGGGCCGTGGCAAGAAGGGCTGGCTGGTCGAAGAGGACATCGACCAAATCTTGTACGAACTGCCCCACGCCTACGCTGCCGACTTCTGGGCGGACCAAGACCGCTACATCGAAGTCTGGGTCGAGAAGGACGCCCTGTCCAGCGTCGTCGAGAAGGCTGCTCGCCCGTACCGGGTGGGGTACATGGCCTGCAAGGGCTACCTGAGCGCCAGCGAGGCGTACAGCGCCGGTAAGCGCATGGAACGGGCACGAGACGAGGGCAAGGAACCTCTGGTCATCCACCTCGGCGACCATGACCCCTCTGGCCTCGACATGACGCGCGACAACGGCGACCGGCTGCGGCTGCTCAGCTACGGCTCGGTCGAGGTCCAGCGCATCGCCTTGAACCGCGACCAGATCGACCAGTACAACCCGCCGCCGAACCCGACCAAGTTCACGGACTCCCGTGCCGCTGACTACGCCGCCGAACACGGCAACACGTCATGGGAACTCGACGCCTTGGAGCCGAGCGTCATCGTGCAACTGATCAAGGACACGATCAAGCCGCACATCGACGAGGACAAATGGGACGAGGCCCGAGAGCGGGAACGACTCAACCAGCAACGTCTGCGAGGTCTCCGCGAACGCTGGGACGACATCGTAGACCTGCTCGAAAACGGGTAACAGAGATGTGGGGGCGCATCCGCCGACGAGTAACCTTCTGGACATACCTGATCTTCATGGATGTCTGGTTCTGGGTCATCGTCATAAAGTCAATCGTTGCTGGGGAGTTGAGGCTCCCCGGCTTCACCCAAGAAGGTCTCGCCGTGCTGGTAGCCTACTCGCTGCTGTTCGTCATCGCCTGCTGGGAAATACTCGAAGAGGAAGACTGACATGGGCGCTGTGAATATCGCTCTGACCATGATGGTGTTAGCCATCTTCGCCACCGGCATGTATCGTGCCGGGGACGTGTACCTCGAAACTATCAACCAGATGCAGCCGCGTCTCCAAGCTATCCAGAAGGGAATGAAATTCAATGAACCTGATTGATCACATCCACCGCCAAATGCGGTTCTCGCTCCAAGCCTTCGGGCCGGGGTCTCGCCAGAAAGGCGTCGTCGATCACATCCGCAAGGAACTGGTCGAGATTGAGGAAGGCGACAACGACCACGAAGAGTGGGTCGATGCTTGGCTCCTGTCCACCGATGGCCTCTGGCGCTCCGTCCGGGACAATCCCAAGTTCTCTGATCTGACCGACCGGGAGGTGGCCGAGATGATCTGCGACCGGATCGACCGGAAGCAGTCGAAGAACGAGCGCCGCGTATGGCCCGACTGGCGGACCCAGAGTCCCGACGCCGCCATCGAACACGTCCGGGGGATCGAAGATTGACCCACCACGACCTGATCGTCACCACCGGCCTGCTGCTGATGCTCTCCGAATTGACCGACCGTGACCTGATCATCATCGGCCTGCTGCTGGTGCTCTGCGTTATCGTAGTGCGCTGGCAGCTTCGGCTGGTGAGGGCTTTCCGGGAAGAAATTGAAAAACAGAAAGGGTGTCCTACGTGCGGCGGCTGGTGCGGCCAGTGCGGGGACGACCCCGAAGAAAAGGACCAGTAATGGAACGTCCCAACAACCCAATTATGGACCGCCAGATCGGCCTGTCCATGAAGGCCCTCGACCACGGCTTCGTCCGCCTCGTCGATTACATGGGCGACGACGCCGCGATCTGTCAGGCGGCCCGTGTCAGCTATGGCACCGGCACCAAGTCAACGAGCGAGGACCGGGGCTTGATCCGTTACCTCATGTCGCACCGGCACACCACGCCGTTCGAGATGTGCGAGATCAAGTTGCACGTCAAGCTGCCGATCTTCGTCGCCCGCCAGTGGATCAGGCACCGGACTGCGAACGTCAACGAATACTCTGCCCGCTACTCGATCCTCGACCGTGAGTTCTACTTCCCGGAGGTGGGCGACATCGCCAAGCAGTCCCAGAGCAACAAGCAGGGCCGCGAACTGGACCTAGACGACCTGTGCGCCGAAGAGGTCCGGGCGATCATCATGCACGACTCGAACCGTGCCTACGACTCCTACGAGGAACTGGTGGACGAGGATGGCTTCGGCCTTGCCCGCGAACTGGCCCGGATGGTGCTGCCGACCAACATCTACACCCAATGGTACTGGAAGGTCGATCTGCACAACCTGCTGCACTTCCTCTCGCTCCGGGCTGACCCCCACGCGCAGATGGAGATCAGGGTGTACGCCGAACTGATCTGCGATCTGGTCCGCCAGTGGTGTCCGCAAGCCTTCGAGGCTTTCGAGGACTACGTGATGAACGCCGAGCGGTTCTCCCGTATGGAGATGGAAATCGTCCGTGCGTTGGCCGAGAAGGCTGCCGTTGGGACTGCGCCGAACTTCATGCGCGACCTGACCTCTTTGGGCGATCTTAACCTCCGGGAGCAGCGTGAGTTCCTTGCCAAGCTGGGGGTTTCTGAATGATTGAGACCCAGCAAGTCAACCTTGTGGCGGTCGTAGGGCAAGGCGGGACGATTGGTCCCGCCGACGCTCTGCCGAGCATGATGGATCGAGCCGAGGCCGAGTGGTTCCAAGAGTGGTTCATGGACTTGACCGAGGACGGCATCATCGTCATGGGTCACAGGTCGCTCGACTGGCTCACCGAACGGGGCGTCAATCTCGGCCCGAGGCACACCCTGATCGCGTGGAGTCGTGATGCGACGTATGATCCCGACGACTTCCTGTCCGCTCTCTACGAGACGGACAAGCCGATTTTCATCTGCGGGGGCTTGACCACATACCAGACGTTCATGCCATATGTGCGTCAATTCTTCATCCGCCGTGTGGGACTCGACGCTCCGCACGACAACTACATGCCACCGCTGTTCGGGAGAACGATATGATGAACCGCCACGAGCGCCGCAAACTGCGAGCGCAGCTTATGAAGATGCCATTGCCCCCTGCCCGGCAGGACGGACGGCCCCTGTTCTACGACATCGGTGGGACCGACCGGGTGATGTGCCACGACTGCATCAAGGCGGGGGTAGGCGGCATGGAATACCGGCGAGGCGAGGCGTTTATGAACGACCCGGCCAACAGTCCGACCGGCGAGCGCGACATCCACACGATCTGCAAGCACCATCTGCCAGACAACGCGGTCATCTACGACGCCACGACGAACATGTGCCGCAACAAGGCAGGCGACAACTCTTGGATGGAGGACGCACCGGACCCGGACGCCTCTTTCACGAAGAAGGGTTGACGAGCAACCGACCGTTGACTATCTAAGACACTCAGACGCCCCTCACCGCTCACGGACGGGGGAGCAGGCGGCTCGGTAGGTTTCGTTGGTCTGTACCTACCGGGCCGCTTCGAGAAAGGACCAGAGATGACCACAGAAGCATTAGCAGCACAGGTCGGTGGCGACCACTACAAGGGGGCCATCCAGCCCTTCCAACTGAGCATGGCGAACGGCCATGACGGTTGCACCCACGCCATCCAGAAGTACCTGACCCGGTTCCCGAAGAAGGCCGGGATCGTCGATCTGCAAAAGGCCCACCACATCTGCATGATCCGTCACGACACGATGATGGACTACGGGGTATTTCACCCTCCCGAGAAGCCGCTCATTCAGATGGGCGACTACCTCCGTTCGAACAAGTGCAGCGGCCACGCGGCTGCCGCCCTGCTCGCTATGGAGAACTGGTTCCGCACGACCAACAC